ACCTCCAGCTATGTCAAAACAGGGTGATGGACTGGCAAAGTTCATTGCTAATCCTAGTGCCATTACAAAGGCAATGGATATCCCTGCAGCTCAGCAAACTGTTGATGTATCTGCGACTGATGTGGCACCAAAACCTACAGTAGCACCAAAAGCATTACCAGCAGCAAATCTGGTTCCAGATCCTGTAACTACAATGGGTGTGGATCCTGATAGTGGTGAGTATTTGACACCTCAAGAGAGGAAAGCAAGATTTAAAGCAACGAGAGATAAAGCGAAAGGGTTTGTATCACCTCCCACAAAAGAAGCAAAAGATATAGAGAAAGTAGATACTCTAGAAGATGCAGGGGTAAGTGAAGACGACACTAAAAAGAAAGTCAAGAAAGATCTAGAGGATGAATTTAAGATAGATCCCAAGATGAAGAAAGCATTTATGGATGCTCTTGCACTTCCTGTTAAATCTGCTGCTGTTGCAATAACTGATCTACTAGAGAAAATCCCTGCACCAAGTAAGGAAGCATCTAAGATATTGAACAGAAATATATCTAAGATATCTCAGGCATTTAAGTTGGGTGCTGCTAGTTCTGAAGTTGCTAACGATGAGGAAGATAACGATAATAAAGATGAGAAAGATAAAGATCCATTAGGAGTGCTAGTTATGAAAGCATTTAATCTTGCTAAAGGTGCCATGAGTGGTGGCGGTGGAGGAGAAGGTGAACCAGCTGGTGGTGGAGGACAACTAGCATTACCCGCAGGACAAGTAGGAGATCCGACACATGGAAGACGTGCACCATACACAGGAACTGCTGATGGTATAGGACTTGGAGATGGATCAGGCAGATCCATGCAACCTATCAAGAAACGTAAGTCAGGTGGTCTTGCTAAGAAATTATTTGGCATGACACCTATGGGTATGATGTTCAATGCTGGTAAGAAAACATTTGAAGGTGCTAAGTCACTTACACAATCAAAGGCATTCAACAACATAACAAACATAGGTAAGAAAGCACTATCGTTAACACCTATGGGTATGATGGCAAAGTTTGCTATGAAGGGTGCTGGCGGCCTTAAAAATATATTCAGTAAAGGTGAGCAGACAGTCAACTTAACAGAACTAACTGATAAAACTATACAAGAGAACCGACAGAGTGCTGATGCTAAAACTCAGAAGCAAGTTGATCTCGCTGCTGGCACAGGTGCTGCTATGGATGCAGCTAGTCCTAGTGCACCTCCATATCAATCGGAAGGTGGTGCTGGTGCACAACCCAACATTCAAGAGTCTCCTTATCTTGATGTTTATAACACAACTTCGCAATTCTAATGTCAGTCAATACACAGTCAAATTTTCAATTAATAGATTTCCGTATTGCGGATTATCCTCCAATAGGTGTGAATCAGTTATTGTATATGAAATACACTGAGGATATTATGTCTGCTACTATGAAAATGGAAGTACAGATTACTGACAGTGAGTCAGGTGTGCTATCAGAATTGACAGGTATGGAAAATGTATTCATTCGTGTTGGTGACAGTGAAGGAGTTACTGAAATTGGTGGAGACTTTGTGATATATGATATACAAGATAGGAGAACTGTGCAAGGAAAATCATCTGCAGTGTTGATGCTTTGCACCATAGATTTTTTAAATAACGCTGGCAATAAACTGTCACGTAGATTTGGAAAGGGTCAAGGTAAAAAGATAGATGATATTGTCAGGACAGAAATACTAGGAGATCTGATAGGAGTTCCAGATAGTAAGATAGCAAAGTTTGAACCATGTATCAACAACTTCTCATTTGTATCACCATACTGGAATCCATTTACTGCAATTAGATGGTTAGCTGCAAAGGCAATACCAGCTACAAAAGGTAGTGGTAAAGCAGCAACTGCAGGATATGCTTTCTATGAGACACGAGCAGGATATAATTTTGTTTCATATGATTCTTTTGCTCAGGAAGATCCAGTTACAAGAATGGTTGTAGGACATGAAGCTGGAGAGTTGGAAGATGAAGAAGACTTGGGTATCACTGCTATTGATTCTGTAACTATCGAGTCATCAGTTGATCTGTTGATGGGTTTGAATCTAGGATCGTATTCTAGTAATGTAATGACATTAGATTTGATGGACATGAAATACGAAGAGTATCCTTTTAACATCAATAAATATTATGATAGTATCTCAACATTGAATGCGGGTGCTACTCCAGAATTTTATAAAGGGTTTGACAATCAGCAAACATTTAGTAGAATTATGTCTAAGATATCTGACTCTGCATTGTTTACCGAAGGCACATACACACAGGGATTTACAAAGCAACTTTCACAATCCAGTTTAAGGGAAAAATTATTTTACAGTAAAAAAGTTGTGGTAGAATTAGTGTCAGACTATTCATTAGAGATAGGTGAAGTTGTGCAGTTAGATATTTACAAAGGTGGTAGAGATAAAGAATTAGACTATCCTAACTCTGGTAAATATGTGATTGGTAAAGTTGAAAGAACATTCAAATCCAGTCAAGATAAAATGACTACTAGACTTACATTATATACTGACTCAGACGGTCAAGAATCATGAACGAAAACATTGCTAATTTTATAGGGAAGGAAGGATTCAACTGGTGGGTTGGACAGGTAGAGAATGATGGTTCAAAATACTGGAATGCTGATTTAGAAGATGGTAATGGTGACTTCGACTATGGTGATTTTGATTGGACTAACAAAGTAAAAGTTAGAATCATAGGATACCACAGTCCCAATAGAAAAGAGTTACCTACGTTTGATCTACCATGGGCTCAGGTATTGATGCCACCAATATATTCACAACGTTCTGGTATAGGATCTATTCATCAGTTACAACTCAACAGTTGGGTTGTTGGTTTCTTTATGGATGGTGCGTCAGCACAGATTCCTATTGTCATGGGAACTATAAGTGATGAAAACCCAGATAACAGTTATGGAGTTGAGGGTGGTCAAGCTCAAGGATTTGCACGAATATCAAGTCCAGAATATAAGAAAAGAGATCATGGTAAAGATGGTAGTTCTGCAGCTAACACTGGTAGCACAGTTCAAAAGAACGAAGAGACTGGTGTAGATGAAGCACCTACAAAGAATGATGGACAGAAGACAGGGGAAGGAGAAGAGACTACAAAGAATGAACGTGGTGCTGCAGAGGAAAAGAGTGAGAAGCAGAAAATAGCAGACGAAAAACAGAAGGTAACAGTCCATGTTGGTAATGGTAAATGTGGATCTGAAAGTGCTACTAAATTAGAAGCACCTCTTGCTGAGTTCATGAAGTTTGCTCGTGGTATTGAAAAGAATGAGGTAGACCAGTTTGTTAACAAATTAAATGGTGCTGTTGTTGATCTTGATTATGAGATTAATATAGTATCACAACGCATACAAAAGAAACTTACTGGACTAACTGCTAACATTAAGGGCGTGGTCATGGAAGAGACCAATAAACTTGTGAAGGAAGGACTTGCTAATCTTAGTGTACCTGATCCAGAACTAGATGTTGCAGTCAGGACACAACTAAAAGATGTTGGTGATCTAGTATCATGTTTATTCAAGCAATTAACAGGTGAACTGGGTGATTTCATCAAAGGTATGCTTAAGGATTTGGTGGAGAATGTATTAGACACTGCTCTATGTCTTGTGCAAAATATTCTTGGTGATATCATGAAGAAACTCATGGACAGTATCACGGGTGCATTAGGTATATTGAAAGGTGTTACGGGTGCTATCAAAGGATCAACACAAAAGATTCAGAATTTACTTAACAAGGTCGGTGATTTTATAGATTTATTTTGTGATGGGCAACTATCATGTGCTATTGGTGCATCTGTATTTGATACTGGTATCGGTGTCAAAGCAAAAGGTCTTGAAGCAGCAGCAAAACAAATATCACAGTATAAAGTCAAACCACCAAATGCTATATCAATCGTTGGTAAAGGTATACCTATTGATGGATTGGTTCCTGCTGTTGATCGTAATGGTATCAAGAAGATATTTGACACTGCTACTGGATCATTAGTTGACCTAAGTAGTGCTGCTGGTCTTGCTAGTGGTCTAGGTTTAAAATCATTTGATACACGAGGACCTCTAGAGAAGTTTGAAGGTCTTAACTTCTATGATTCTGCTGGTAACATAGCATCATCAGCAGTGCAGTGTGCTAATAGTATCCTGAATAAGAAACCATGCTTCCCTGAAATGGTGTGGGATAATTTACAGTCAACAAGTCCTGTGAAAGCACTACCTATAATAGATGATATAGGACAGATACTTGGTGTATTGATGAATAAGAAAGGATCTGGTGTAAATGCAGAAGCATCAGTCAAAGCACAGTTCACATGTAATGAACCAGAGGGAAGTGGTGCTAAGTTTAAACCTAATATTGTTGATGGTGTAGTAGATTCAATAGAGGTAGTTAATTCTGGTATAGGATATGGGTTTGATCCTGCCGACACCTTCTGTCCTAAAGAACAATATGGCGTATTGGTTGCTAAAGCAGGACTACAACAACATGTCAACAACGGTGAGTATATAGAGCAAGTTACCACAGGTAATCCCGACATACTACAGGTAGTTGATACATCATATGATGAAGATAATATATTAATTGCAACCATAGATCCATCATTTAACCCAAACCTTGTCGTTGGTTTACCCTTAAAAACTAAATCTGGTCATGAGTTTATATTAAACTTCAATAAAAAATTCCCAACATTAGTAATACCACAGGATGCAAAAGCATTATATGCCAAGTGTGGTGATATTATTCCTAAAGTGGATGATGTAAGTATTATAAATGTTGGAATTAACTATGTAAACCCAGTTATTACCATAGGTACAGGAAATAAGAAGAGACAGATTGGAACATTTACAACAGACTCTCAGGGTAGGTTAACCAAACCAAATATAACAGAAGCAGTGTTGGGATTCATTAAACCTGTCGTTGAAGATAAGGCTGCCACTCCAACAGGAACTGGTGCACAGTTAAGTGTTGTATATACATACACAAGTCCTAGAGAAATTAGAGAGAACAATGTCTTGCCACTCACACAATATATTGACTGCGTGGGTCATCCTATGATACAATCTGCCATAGAAGAAGAACAGACTGGACTTACAGATACAGGATTTAACTTGGTGGATAGTCAAACAGACACAACAACTACCAGTTCTTCTGACACTACCACAGTATCAACACCGACTACTGCTGACCCTGTATCTACCCCAGTTAATCAAGACACTACTCAACAGAATACACAACAAACACAGCAAACTAATAATAATCAGCAGCAAAATCAAGGAGGATATGGAGGTTACTAATGTCTGATATCAACCCATTTACAGGTGGCACTAACAACCCTAACACTGCACCTAGTACAAAAATAGAATATCCTTTGAACTGGGTTCAAGCAACATCTGCTGGACACATGTTCGAGATGAACAATACTAAGGAAGGTGAATACATACGTTTGCTCAATGCAAATGGCAACTTTCTTAACATAGATGAGAAAAATAACAACAACTTAGTTTCGTATAATGATACATATATCTTATCAGACCATAATCTTGTTATAAAAGTCGGTAAGGACGTAAATTCTGACCGAATGGCATTGCATATTGTTGGTGACGTTAATTTATATGTTGAAGGTGATATGCAAACTGAGGTCGAAGGTGACCGTTTTGATAGAGTGAATGGTAACTACCAGATGCAAGTCGGTGGTGTATGCACTATTCAGTCAGATGAGAACTTAGCAATACAAGCTAAGAATGAAATGAAGTTACAATCCAACGCCTACACAAACAAGACGGTGTTCTTGGAAAATGATTTGAGTGAAGGCGGTTCTGTAAAAGAGAACGTAGCGGGTAATTATGAAGTCAAAATACAAAAATCAACATCTACATTCTCTGTCAGCAGTGACGGAGACATCCGCACAAGAGCTGCAGGATGCAGATACGAAAAAGTTGATGGTAACTTACTCACTAATGTGGGTGGTAAAATCAAAACACAAGTAGATGGTGGAAATGTATCATG